TTGCTCAATCATCATGTTACTTCAACTCCTTGATATAGGCCGATGTAAGCCAGGTTTTCCCGTTATCGGAACACCATGCCGCAATCACATTCGCGCGCCGGCCGGTTGGCCCCAGCAGCACCATGGGCTGCTCATACTTATCGCCGTGTTGGCTGTGCTCCCTTAACACCGCCGGATACAACGGCGCCTTCTCCAAAAGAACAGATTGAAGCTGTTCCCAGTTGTGCGCTCCGTACCCTAAAACCTTTTCAATTGCTTTCCCCTTTGCGTATCCGCGGGCGTTTCTTGGATCAAACAGATACCGGGTGAATTTCTCAGGTGCGGCGGTCGCGCTTTGTGCGAACGGAAGAGCTGATTCAGGATTCGCCTTTAAATGCTCCACACGTTGATGATCCGTTCGCAATAGCCTCCACTCGCTGTCCTCAGTATATTTCAACCGCTGAAACTCCGCAAGGCTTTTAGGTGCAGCCTTGCCCAGAGTACCGCGATACTGCACCCACTGTTTTCGGTCAACAGCGGTATTGCGTACCATCTTCTCGGCCAGCTCCGCGTCGGGCTTTCCCTGCACGTACTTTGCGTACCACTGCCTATAGGTCATGTTGGCCGGCACGGTCATGATCTCACCGGTCACCGGGTCTTTTGCCGGGCGTGTCAAGCCTTTAAGCGTATCCGCCCCAAATACCGGCGCCTCGGTAGACCGGCACAACGGATGCAGCGGTGGGAAGTTCTTTCCGACCTTCTTTTTCTTGTAGGTGTACGGTCTGCCGGTGTCCGGATCTGTCAAGCCATCGTGCAGACGGCACGGTTCCGACGTTTTCAGGTCGAGCATCGCGATAAACCGATACCGCTCCGCCCCGAGGTCTTGGCTTGCCTGCGCGGAAAGCTCGTTCGCCATGCGTGCCGTTTCTGTGCGCAGGAGCCGCTCCGCCGCGAACAGGCCGCCTTGTCCCGGAGTAGACATAAAGGATTCCATCTCCTTCAGGCAGCGTCGCCAGCTCTTGCCGGTGATAAGATTCACCCGAATGGTTTCACTCAGCCGTTCAGCCATCTGCGCTGTATTGGCCCATACACGGGAAGAGAAGTCCGGCCCGCACCATCTCTGGGCTGCCAGCTCATCGACGCGCTCCATGCGCACGGCGGCAAACGGTACGGCTGCGCCGGTGCCCTGCGAAATATCGAACACCGTGCGATAGTAAGCGTTTGCGCCCACATCCCGCAGGGCCTGTTGCTGCTGCGCGATCTCCTGCTCCGCGACCCTCGCACAGGCGACACGGAGATTGTCCTGTATGGCTCGCAGGCGCTTTGCCCGGGCCGCATAGGAACCGCTTTGTATACGCGCCAGCAGCTGTCGGCGCACCTTGTCGTCGTCCGCAGCATCAAGCACGGTCATGAGCTTTTCGCGCTGCCTGCCCGTGATCGGTTCATTCAGGTACGCTCGTGCCTCCTCGGGCGAGAGTTCCCCGAGCCTTATGTATCGTCCGAGAAGGTCCTGAAGGTCCTCCTCGATCTGGGCGAATGCGGCGGTGTAAATATCCGCTATGCGTCGGGCGTAACCCGTGCTGTAAAGTTCAAGGTCGAGCATCCTTTGGACGGCCCGCTGCGTCCAGTAGTCGGCGCTGTTCATTCGTCACCGTCCGCAGGCGACTGCCCGTAGGTGCCGAAAGCCGCTTTCGCCTCCTCGGCTTTTCGTTTACGCTGTTTCTCCATTTCTGCCATGGCGGCGTCGGGATCATCCACAAGCGGGTGGGCAGCCAGGAGGATGCGCTCCGGCACGATATCGGTGGAGGCTCCGATCATGCTCACCGTTTCCACGTCGTTGGTGATCATCGTCTTGTTGATCTTGATGTCCACGGCCGCGGCGTCGTACTGCTGGTTTTTCTGCCGGTTGATCTCCTCGGTAACAAACCGGAAATGAGCCTGCATAGCCGGCTTGAGCTCGGCGATCGCACCGTTGGCTTTTAGGTCAAGCAGCGTGTATTGGAACTTTAGCGCCACGCCGGAAGGGGCGTTGCCGAAGCGATCGTTGTTGATATCGACCGCCATGCCGAACTCGTGAATAGCCTCACGGAGCACCTTCATCCAGGCGATACGCCCCGCCATGTCCAAGCTGAACTGCTTCATTTCGATGTTGCCGCCGGTGCTGTTCACACCAACCGCCTTGTTGATCTTGAGCTTGCGGGCGATAGAACTCGCCGTGTCGCCGCCAAAGCCCTGAATGGCCAACCAGAACTCGTTGAAATCAAGTAGATTGTTCGTGCCGGTGGAGGCGACCATATCGTATGCGTCGAGCAGGCTCTTGTACCGTTCGAGGTCGGTGGAACCCTCCTCGTTGTTGCGCAGCTCGATCCATGGCAATCTGCCGAAGCTCTTCTTCGCGCGGCTCTTTTCGATCGGCGTTACTCCGTCGTCGGCGTTGCCATAGGTGACCGTCCAGAAATGCGGCTGTACGCCCGGCCGCTCTGGATCGGGGCGAAATTTGCCTCCCTTGTCGGCCAGCCAGTAGGTCACGCCCTCGGCGGTCCACCACTCCGCGATCTCACGCTCGATGGTCTGCGTTTTCGATGCGCGCACGGTCATGGGATAGTGGTAAATCGCCTCTACGAGCTCGTTCTCGTGCTCAGTGTCATAGATCGGCACGAGGTTGAAACGCTTTACCGCGACCTGCCGGAGCACACCGTCGGCATCCTTATATTCGCGCAGGTAGGCTTTGCCGTGCTTGCTCGCATTGGTAACGAGCGCCTTGAAAACCTTACTGAACTTGGCGTCCGTGGTAGCGTGCAGCGCCTCGGCGTACTCCGCAGGGGCACCCTTCGGCACGCTGATGGACGGTTCTTTGCCGAGAATGTAAGACGCCTTCTGCTCAACATGATCATAGAAGAACGGGTGAACCAGCCGTTCGTTGGAAGCGTTCGGGTTAAAAAAACTCTCCAAAACAGGAGCGTCCTTCCCGTCTTCGCCGACAAAGGTCGATTCCACTTTCCCCTGCCGGAAATCCTTTTTGAGCACCGCATGCTTGGCGCGATAGTAGTCCTCGCCCTCGAGCGCAAGCGTATGCTCCGCGCTGTCCTTGTCGGCGTCGATAAGCTCGCGCAGGATCTCGCCGACCGTCATCGGCGCGCTCTCGGCGATCTTCAGGTTGATTATGTCGGTTTGCGTCAGCATTTTAACTCACCTTCGTTTCCAGCATATCGTCTTCTAGAGCGTACCGTAGAGCGTCGACCCAATGGTTATCGCGGTCGACGGGTTCAGGCAGCACCTTACCGTTCCGGTCCTCTTTGTACTTGTACTTTTGCATCTCCAGGATGATATCGGTGCAAGAGGGATCCACAAATATCTTTTGGCGCTGCAACCATTTAAGGCCAAACTCCACAGAGCCCGGTCCCTTCTGCGCAGGAATCGCGTTAATCCCGAAATTATTGAGCTCGTGGATGTCGCGCGGTTCATTGTCGCACCGCACAACCTCCCGGTTGACGATAGGCCGCAGTATACCCGCCAGCGCGGCATTGTCCTGGTAATTCCCGCCAGCGGTACGGTAGATGTAGACCTCACCCTTGCCTCGGTTATACCCGCAGCGAACATAGGCGTTTGGATCCGGCCAAAAGCCAAAGTCAAGGCCATTGCGAGCCTTTGCTTCCTTCGCAGCCATAGCAGACAGATCCTTGGTGGTCCAGTTGGTAAGGATCAGCTTGCCGAGCACACCCCACTTGCCCAGGGTGTAAACGTCGTAATAATACTTGTCCGTCTCGATTTCGAGTGCTGTTATATCCTCGGCGGTCAGGAAACGATTGTCCTTATAGGTCGTACGCTTAACCAGCAGATCTTTGTCGGAATACTCGCCGCGCTCATCATCCCAGCGCCCCGCGAAGAACTCGGTATATATCCAATGATCCTGCGTTACGGGGTTGAACAACAGCGTTACCCGCTTAGAGATGCCGGAATCACCGCCGCGCAGACGCTTTCTGAGTTGCTTATAGTCAGCATAGTCAGCCTCGGTTGCCTCTTCAATGAGTACATCCGTAAGCACACCTTCGGCGGGAGTGAGAGATTTCACCTTCTCAACATCGTCCAGACCAGCGAAAAGAATCTGTCGGCCGGTGCTCTTATGGGTGATGACCATATCGGTCTTGTTGATGCTGAACTGATCCGTCAGCTCCATACGGCTGATACACTTCTTTACCTCGTTGAAACAGGAATTGCGCAGCGTGCGGGCGGTTTTGCGGCAGATCAAATAGTTTCGATCGCCGCGCATGATATCGCGTACGACCCTCTGCCCGAGGATGGCGAAAGATTTCCCGGAAGAACTGCCGCCGAAAAAGACCTGGGTCTGCCGCTCATCCGTCAGGTGGTCAGCATATGCAGGGTTCATGAGGTCACGCCACACTCCGTCAGGAATGATCACATTGCCGCCGCCGGAAGAAACGCCCTGGCTTTTTGCTTCCAGAGCCAACTTCGCTTCATCGAAAGCTTTCTTGTGCTTGTCCATGGGGTTCATCTCAAAGTAGCGTTCAAGGAAGGCAAGGGACTTGTGGCGATCAGCCAGCTCGATGCTGGCACCATCCTTCCCGAGCTTGACCTTTTGCACAAGCTGGCCATCCACTGCCGTGCTCTCACGGAAGCGAACATCGTTGACTTCCTTCGTGAGGGGAACCTTTTTCTTTTCTCCCGTTTCCGGATCATCAACTTCAACCTCGATCGGTCCGAACATGGACATGACGGGAACCTCGGTCCGTCCCCATTCGACGAACTCGCCCACATCGCCGAAGGCTATGCGCATGTGAAGTTCCACCACATCATCAGGTCCTGCCAGCATGGCAAGGTTTCGGATTTCCTTCAGCCGCTGCACCTCAGCTTTGATGTGCGGTTTTTGTAGAAGCTCCCAACCAATCCGTGCCGCCCACTTCGGTTCATACCCGGAGTGTCACTGGTTCGAATCCAGTCGCCGCTACCAGTGAAAAAGCCCTAAATCTCTAAGGATTTGGGGCTTTTGATTTTAGTAA